AGGAACTACTGCAATCACACGAACAGGTGCTGCTGCTGCGTTACCGCTACCAACTACGGGAGCAATAAGCGAAACGGCGGAATCACCAGTAGTGGCTGATCCTGTACCTTGACGTAGAGTTTGATTAGTACCAACAACAGACGAGTTAGCTGTAGTAATAGTAGTGTTACCAGAATAGGTAATAGCTACTTTAAAAGCTGCCATAGGATCGTCAACAACATAAGCAACAGCGGAAGTAGCAGCAGCATTACCGGGGTAATATTGAGCTTGAACTAGCTGACTTTGACTATTAACGTACTGAACACCCATAAACACACCATAAGTTAAGTTAGCGGTATTGTCTGCGGTTGAATCTACAGTAACGTTAGATTTAATAACATTGCCACCTTTGATCATAACTACGTCACCGTTGTAAATCGCAGTGTTATAAGTACTGGCGATTGGTAACTGACGTGTAGCCCCAGCATAGGGCATAAAGTCAGCACGGTTAACGGGGACTAGACCATAGGGAGCAGAAACGGTTGGATAAGCCATTTAAATCTCCTAGATAAAAAAATTAAGAACCTTTACCAAAGCTCGTCGAGGACTTGTTCTCTTTGAAGAGCGGCATCCTTGGGTCACTTTGGCGCATAAGATTATTGTCTACAGCATCCGTTTGAGCTTGTGTTTGCTTTGCGTAATGCGCATTGCGTTGTTGTACAAATTCAGTCGGAGTCTTGCAAAGCAATAAACCACCAATCTCAATATTGTCTTTAAAACGACTATTGGGATCGATTAAGAGTTGGAATTTAGGTTGCTCTTCAACTCTAACGGGTTCCCAGCCTTCTCTCAACTTTGCAGAAAGATTGCGTGGATCAGCCACATTTAGATTTGCTACACGAACCCATCGATAAGAAAAACCAGCCTGTTTGTCGGGCTCAGGGAGTAACTCAGGTTGCGACCACTCTGTGGGGCGCTCGTAAGTTGCACGGGTTTCTACTTCTCGTTCTATTCTATTACTAGCCATTTTAGGCCTCCATTTTTAAAAGTTCACGGGCATATTGCTCATTGGTTAGTCCTAGCTTTTTGGCTAATTGGACTTGACTTGTTTTTAAACGTACCTGTTTGGGGGCAGTCGAACGCGTCGCCGGAGCTACAACCGTGGAAGGCTTGGCTTTAGGAGCATCCTCCCTTGGCTTCGCTTCTTCACCTTCTTGACTTCCAAAATTCTCTGGAAACCGTCTACGAATTGTTTTGTCCAATGTCGTGTAATACTCTTCAGATCCAACTACCACACCTTGCTTTTTAAGCTTTTCGTGTAAGCCTAACGCCGATGCAGTCATTTCCTCATCTTGTCCAAACCAAGAATTGCGCTCTTGCCACGCCATTGCTTTTGTATCGGGACGAGAATCTTGTACCTGTTCTTGCCTTTGTACAGCATATTCTTCTTCTTGTAAAGGGGGTACTTTAAAGCTTTTTACTTTATCAAGTTGAATAGAGGCATTAGTAATAGCTTGCTGCGCCTCAAGAACCCTGTCACTATCGCCAGAGTCATATGCTTCTTTGTAAGCTTTTTTAGCCACTTCAAGCTGAAGGTCTGCTGATTGTTGTGTGACAGTTAAATATTCTTTCTGCCCATTATTAATCATTTGCTTCATTCGCTGGTTTTCAGCTAAAAGTCTAGTAGTAGCATTAACTGCTTCTGCCCGTTCTCTATCTGCTGCTTCTTTAGCTCTACGCTCGTCGTGGTAAACCTTACGTAGTTGTTTTAATTTTATTTTGGCTTCATCAGAATATTTGTCAAGCTCATCTTTTTCAAGCTCTTCAACTATTTCTTTAGGCATTGGTTCTTTATTGCGATCTTCGGCAGGGGTATCGTCCTCAATCTCAATATCAAATTTGGATGCTTTTTCCTCTGGTTCCGGCGCTGTTTCTTTAGCTTTTGGTTCTAAATCAACATCTAAACCGTCTTCCATTTCATCGGGAAACTTATACTCGTCTTTTTGCATTTCAGCCATTTGGGGCCTCCTTAAGCGCGTTTAATGCCGCGTGGGTCTTGAACTACAGCTTCCACGGAGTCATCATTAATCATACGAAATTCACGACCATGAATTAATAATCGTGTGCCAGCATTGGGTCTAACAATAACGAAGTCGCCTTTTTTACACCAAGGGCCTGTAGGGAACCGTTTATCGTCTTTATAGCAGTCTGGGCCCATGTTCACTACAAAAAGCACTGTTGCTAGCTTCTCTTCGTAATTAATAGTATCGCCTGACTTTAATATCCCACTTTCATACTCTTCTTCAACTTCAGGAATGGCGCAAAGTATACGGTATCCAGAAGGGTTTGGGAGCTGCTGCGCTTTTTCTTCACTTGTTGCGGTATAACTATAAGATCCTACTATTTCCGGGTTATCGGGGTTTGAGCCGATAAGGATTTCACTCATTAGAGTTCTCCATTTTTTGTTTGAGGTCTAATACATAACCACGTGCAATTAGCAGACCTCGAATCTCGCCGCACGTTTTTTTATACTCCTCGAAGGTTTCTGCCCTTCCTGTACTTACTGCTTCTTGTAGCTGTTGCGCTTTCTCGTCTAGCTGTTGAACTAGAACTTCAAATGCGTCCATTTTTTAATCCTTTTTAGTCTTTGTTGAAGTAGGTTTTTGTTTCTGTAATTCAGCTTGGTGTTCACGGTTTTTGTCCGCTTCTCCAAACTGATGGGCTTGTTGTATACCTTGAACAAGTAACTGCTTATGCTGCTTCTCTTTGTCGTGGTTCTTGTCTATCTGCTGTTTCATCAGGTCGGCACCAATCCTAGCTTGCTCTCCTTCTTTCGTAGCCTGCAACTGAGCCGAGGTTTTAGCTATATCTGTCTGAGCTTGTAGCTGAATCCGTTCTCTTTCAATCTGCATCTGCTGCATCTTGAGCTGGGCGTCCGTCTGATCTTTCTGCATCTTGCGCTGCTGTTCTGCGGCTTTAATCTGTAACTCTTGCTGCTGCATCTGAATTATCGGATCTTGAGCTTGCTGTTGAGCCTGCTGCTGCGCCGCCTGTCCTCTATTCTGCTGTAACAGTTGTTGTGCTGCTTGAGCTATCAGTGGTGCAAGCCGTGCTTCTACTTCTGGGGGCATATGTATATCTTCATCTGACGCATCCTTTTGAGGTGGTAACGTCATCCCTAGTTGCTCTTCAATCTGCACACGATATTGAAACCCTATATGCTCTGCTACGTGGGCCATTAAAGTTGCTTGAAGCATTTGTTTTAGTTGTGGCATAGATTCAACCAAAGCCATAATCTTTGGGTCTTCCGACATGGCCATGTGAGTAGCAATATGAGCTTGATGATCCTGGTATGAAAACGCTTTAACCGGCTTGCCAGCTAATAGATTCTGGTTCTCTGTAACAGGGTCTTGGGGCTTTTGATCTTCTGCCATTGGTACAAGTTTATTAGCTTCTTTAATACCAAGTACGTCTAACATCTGACGGTGTAATAGCGGAAGGTTATATAACTGTGGTGCTTGCTGGGCTAACTGAAGAACTGCCTGATACTGAACAATCTTTTGCGCCATCGTACTAGCATTTGGGTCTGAGACTGGAATGACATCAACGTCGTCATAGTCTGACTTCTTAGCGCGGGGTGAACCTTCTACAGGCTCATAGTTATACGCTTCTGGTGTGTAGTCCGCAATAATCCGCTTGAGTAACTTTAACTCCCGCTTCATTGAATAGTGAATGCGTGCCTGAACTGCCGACATTACCTTAAGAGTGCGTTCTAAAATTGCAAGCGTTGTACCTACTGGAGCTTGACTAGACATGTCTGATATTTGTAAGTCTGCTGTATTAGCAAACCGCCGTCCATCTTCCACAATCTGACCTAGTAATGCCATTAACACTTGACTTGGCTCCTTATACGGGAGGGTCATAATGTTGTCTTTCATCGTACCACTAGGCACATCTACATCTCTAAATTCTCCTGGTGCTATCGGTGTATCATCGCCCTTAACACGCAATCCACGGGTCTTAAAGCCACCTGGCAAGTTTGCAAGGGAACCTGCGTCCACCAATTGCCTAATAAGCGACGTTCCAGATTTAGCGAAAGCACCAATAAGGTGAACCAAACCGAAACAATAAAAGCCAAAACCAGGGATGTACCCGTAATGGACAAAATGCTGACGCTTAGTATGTGTTTTGTCGTCTGGCTCCCAATTTCTACGGATTGCAAGAACCTTTTGACTGCCTTTTTCAATAGTAATGACGTACGGTAAACCAATTCCTGTTTGCTCACCATCTTCTTCATGTTCATATCCCGGTAGATCTAGGTTAACATTAATTTCTAGTAGCTTATATCTATTATCTGTTGTAGCTCTAAAGCCAAGCTTTTCTGCAATCTTCTTCTCTACTTCATCTAACGAATTCTCTGGTTCCCCAAGGTCTACATCTAAATAGAACCCGGCTACCTGTAATCTTCTAAGTTCGTTCTCGGTCTTACGCATGACGTGAGTTACACGCTCTGCTTGTTCTAAGCTAGCTGCTCCATAAGGTACAACTAAATCCTCAGCAGGAACATACATAGAAACTTGACGCTCTAAACTTGGGTCGTAGTAAACCTTTTTAAACGCATTACCAGCTAAACCCAAGCCCCATAACATACGCTCATGCTCAGGTCTATACTCAGGCATTTTTTCGGTTAGTTGATAATTCATGTCGTCTTGGACACGAACGGCGGCTTCTTTTTTCTTGGGTGTTTTCTTTACCAATGATTTGTGTTTTAACGGGTCCCGCAGCAGGGAAGGTGGACATCATCGTCTCTGATTGAAACTTAACTAAAGCTTCTGCTAACATTGGGTGATATATACCACACGCACCCGGCCACGGTTCCATACGATCTTCAATCTTAAGACCTAGCAACTCTAAGCCATCTACATAAGTTTGGATCCAGTCTTTACGTGAAGAAATATCATCTTCAACATCACCTATTAAATCACTAGCAAGTTGGGCAAGTTCACCCTCAGATAAATACTCAGCAAGGTTTTCACTAAACTCTTCGTCTTCTTCTACAGTATCTAGAGCTTCATTTTCGTCACCAATATCAACAACAATTTCTTCTTCTACGATTGGTTCCTCAGTATCCACTAATAATGCGTCTAGACCTAAAGGGGCTTGGTTAAGTGCTTTATCTATTGCCATATGTTTTCCTAAATTAATTTCCAACTACCAGCGGAATATTCCTTTGGCATTTTAATTGTCCCGCCTTTAGCATAAAGAGGCGTTTTACCTAGCCCCATACCTTTCATAAAACTTATATCTGCGCCGCCTCCGCTACCACCACCAGAAGATTTAATAGAAACAATTTTATTTCCAAAATGTACTCCTCGACCTGTATCTCCAAGTTTACTTTCTGGGTTCATTATTTCTACCGGAATTAATCCTACTCTTGGAACAGTTTCATACGGCGCAGTTCCTAGTCTAGTGCCAGCTTTTTTGGGTCCATAGTCTGCTAATAAATCAAGCGCCGCTCTTCCGGTAGGTTTTCCTTCGGCATCTAATACTGGTGTAAATTTTGTAGCCATATCTGGATTTTGAAAATGCCCCGCTACGTTTTTTGCGGATGTTGGATCCATATAAACGGTTTTACCGGACCTTGGTTGTATACCTTCTGTTGTATCAGAATGTGCGGCGCCACTACGATTACGGGTTGTAGTTGCGTCTGAATGCTGTGCATATTTAGATCCTCTTTCTGTTTCAAAAAGGTGTGTAATATCTGGCAAGTTAAGTAGTGCTTCGTAATCCATTAGTAATAACCTTTGCTTCTATTACTTTTAAAGTATTGAATTTCTTCTGGTTCGTCGTTTGGAAGGCGAATAAATCCACCCTGCCTAAATCGCATTAGTGCCAATGTTGTAGAGTCTACCAGATCGTCGTTAACCCCGCTAGGAAAATCATTACATTCCTCTATAACATCCTTTGCCCATCTACGGTTCGGAGCCCAGACAATCCCACTAGAAAACAAGTCTGATACAGCATTTACCCTAGACATTTTATCCTGCCCTTTACCCGGCGTAAACTCACCTACTGGAATACCCATGCGCCGCATTTCTTGATATAGTGCCGCCCCGTTTGACTTCTTCTCCACCATAAACGCATCAGGCTCCCATTCCTTGTACTCTTCTAAAACAAGCTTTTTAAGGTCAGGAAACTCTAAGCGCTTCTTAATAGCATTTAACAAGATGATGTTGTAGTTATTAGTCTCTTCGTTATAGAACACGCCCCAAGTTGTTAAGGCGTTATAGTCTGCTCTATTATTAGTTTCTTGTGCTGCGTCTAGGGACATAATTGTAAACTCGCACTGCGGTGGGTCGTCTTTTTCCCAAGTTTGCCACCAATCCCTTTTAATAAGGGCGCCCTCTTCGCTTGTCGGCTGCTGTAAATACTGGGAATTCCAATATCTAACATCCAAAGACGCTTTCTTCTGCAGGAGTTCTTCGATTGTCCAAAACTCAGGCCACAGGGGTTTATCGTCTATTATGGCAGGGAACTCCACAACCTCCCACTCTTCTGCATCCTCATTTTTGATCATGTGATTAATGATCTGCCCAGTTAAATCAAGCTTAGACCACCGAGTCATTACCACAATAATAGCGCCACCAGGCATAAGACGTTGAATTGGGCCAGCCTGAAACCATTCCCAAGCGGGTAAAAACACATCAGATCTACCTAGTTTGGCGTCTTGTTCTGAATGTGGATCATCAATAATAAATAAGTCTGCCCCGCGACCAGCAAGAGCGCCGCCAACACCGATAGCAAAATATTCACCATTAAAGTTCGTTCCCCATCTAGATGCTGATTTTGAGTCTACCTGTAGCTCTACTTGCGGGAATATGTCCTTATACAGGTCTGAACTAACCAAATTCCTGACTCTACGACCGAAATTAACCGCAAGATCAGCCGTGTGTGAAGCCATAATAACCTTCTTTTGAGGGTACTTTCCCAAGAACCATGCGGGTGCCAAGTAAGATATAAGTTCTGATTTGCCATGCCTCGGAGCAATGTTAACAACAACGCGCTTCTTCTTCCCTGCAGCAATCTCTTCAAATATTCTAGCCAATTTAGCATGATGTGGGCCTACCTTATAACCGGGATATACGTGACTTACAAAATCTAGGAAATGTTCTTTCCCTTCTTCCTCTACTTTTAGCTTTTTATAGTTTCTTAATAAATCTAAAGTCTTTCTTTTCTGCGAATCGGACATTGTAGGCAGCGCATTTTCTAGCTGAACTATGTTTTCTGGGGTTAATTGCAGTTGTTGGGTCATTTTCCGAGGGTTTTTATGTCTTTTGCCTCGACATCCACCACTTTTCCTCTAATTCCTTGCAAAATACCCATTAATTCCTTCTCTACTTCTTCAATTGGCTGCACTTTTACTGTAACTTCGGTGCGTTTTTTAAAAGCATCTACCCCGTCTACCTCGCCAAGCTTAGTTAATGCCGAAATTCTAGCCTTTGCGTCCTTAGCATGTTCAATTTCGTGGACTAAGTGATTAATTACATACATCTTATAGTCAGCTAGGTCGTCAACTAAAGAAACATTCATCTGGGCAACCATACCAGCTAAAAAAGCTAGGGTCTCATTAGGGTATTTAGCATAGTCGGGACGTAGAGTTGGGTCATCTAGCATCTGTTTCGCTAAAGAAACTGCTTGGGCTTGGTGTTCTGCGGTGGGTTCTATCGGGGTATTGTTTAAATCCGCTACTAATTTAATAGTGCGCACCCGCATATCCAGCTCTTCCTTTGGGGTAAGGTCTGGTAAAGCCTCAGTTGCCGATTTAGGCAGGGGCTCGTTTTCATCAATATAGGGCACGATGGTGGTCATGCTTGTACAGCCGTTTGTAAGCTATGCATTTCGGAATTATACATTTTTTTTTATAAAAATTTTTTTGTTTTGCCTTTTAAAAACGTGACGGGGGGTGTTTTGGAAAAGTTGAATATCGTTTGTGCATGTTCAAGGGTATAGGGGGACGGATGGAACCGGATGGGATTTTGGGGGGTGGGGGGTCGCCGTAGGGCGGGTGGAACTTGACATATCCTGTAGTCTAATGTAAAGTGTAGTCATGGTTAGCAATCAAGCAAGCCATAACATAGAAAGGTATATATGTTAATCAAGACAGACAGTTGGTTGTATAGATTGTTGTTTGCTTTACCCATCTGGTTACCCTATTCAATAGAGTATGTAAGGATAGGCCGCAACTATGTTAGCTACACACAAGTCACATGGAGGAAGTCGAAATGATACAGACCAATATGTTTGACCGGCAAGGTAAGCCAACTGAGTTGGCAATGCGGTATGTTGTGCCTAAGTATTACTCAGTTGATACTGATAAGGGGACGATGTGTTACTTCACCTATGATGTACATGAAGCGATTGGTATGTGGTTGAAGGATCCCATTAATTCAAAGATAGTAACGCATTGGTAATAGGTCAGCCCAGCGCAAGCTGGGTTTGATACCAGTTATTTTTCGTCGGGCGTGTCAGGTGCGTGCGTGGCGGCTCGGGTTAAATAGCGTTTCACGACCTAGTGAAACTTGACATATCCTATCAGCTAAGATATAGTTACTACATCGGCAAACGACAATTCAGTCGCCCGATATTTTATGGAGAATTTACCATGGCTAAAACCATTGTAGAAACTGAAGTAAAAGAGCCCGTTAATAACGGTTTAAATCTTGATAATTTGCAGACCGCTGTTTATCAGTTTGCTAGTTTATCGGGTAGTTCTACCAGCATCGCTAAAGAGATTTATTCTTTTGTGCCAAATTGGCTTGACGGCGATCTCGATTCTAGCATTACTAATAGAGTTAATCGGGCTCTGTTGTTGCGCCACAAGGAAATCAGCTATTCAGAATATGGATATGCTGAAATCAATGGTTCGACTCATTTTGTTAAGGTGTATGAATTGATCGATGGCGTTGAAACTCAGATCGATCCTGAGTTGCGTAAGAAGTGCAAGAATGTAATGCGCATCGATGCTGATCATGCACTTAGCTATACTGGTCAAGAATACGGTAAGTTAAAAACCAGTGGTGATTTAGATAAGCATAAAGCTATTGGCGAGTGGAGAACTAAAGGTAGTAAGTATATGTCCAATGTTAAGGGAGAGATCACTCGTAAGATTAAATCTCTAGTCGCACCAGAAACAAAGGGTAGAGCTGTAATCGCTGATTTTAGCGATCATGTTACAGAAGTATTCGCTGATTTAAAAAAGCGCTGTAAAACAAGTGTCGAGGCTCGTGGTGATACAACCGCAAACCCTGACAAGTTTGCCCTAGCTGTCAAGGCTTTTTGGGTAGCGTATAAGTAAGTAGTATTTTTAGCCACACTCTTAACGGGGTGTGGCTTTTTTTTTGCCCAAAATTTTTAGCCCTTGGCTTTGATGCCAGTTATGAGCCTGCGTGCGCGTTCACAGCGTGTGCCATTACCTAAGATACTCATACACCACAGTCACTGCCCTAATACTAAGTCCCTACCTTATTTACCTAGTTCACCTATGTATGACACATTGTTTAAGCGATGACCCCCAGTTAAAATGATGCCAGTTATCTTTCGGCGTGCGTGTCAAGTTCGGGCTTCGCTAATATAGCGTTTCACACCTACATGAATTCTGATTCCACCCAATGATACTAAACTTAGTAACGAGAATAGTGTGTGCGTCGCTGAGACAAGCTGAATATGATAGGATTTCGTGTTTGTTCCACGTTATAAGTAAAGTATGGAGATTTCTGTTCCAAAATGGAGTCGCTTGGAACAAGCGTAAGTGCTTGATTATGCTCAGTAAAACACGATCTGTTCCAATGTTCCAGCGTTTTTAGGGTATATAGGGAGTTGGGAGAAAACTAAGAGCAAGCCTTGCTTTCCTAAAGTGCAAAACTATAACTACGAAAAATTAATGCAGAAGCCATACATACTCTCAAATCGCTGGAACAATGGAACAAACCACTATACTATACATATATTATAATATTATATAATTATTATTATTAATAAAAACAAGGACTTACAGATTTCAAAAACTCGAAACTTGACTTGTTCCAAAATCTTTTAGTAAAGTTAATAAAACGGTTTTTGTTGGAACATTGGAACAGACCTCATAAGCATCATCTCTTTACATATAAGCCTTACACACACCTAAAAAAGTTACCCTAACGACCCATTTATATGTCAAGTTGTTGTATAATAGAAGTGTTGAGGAACGAATTGTTTGTCAACCTAGTGAAGTGCCATGTGTGTTGCGTAATATAGCGTTTCACACCCCTGTGAAGTTAGTTCAGTTAATTAAGGAGAATATTATGGGCAGAGTTAAACAGTTAGCAATGAGTGAGTATGAAAAATATTTAGCCACAAGGGAAAAGCAAATGAAGTTAGAGTTTGCTGAGAACGATCAGGACATAGCCCAATACCATGCGGAATTCAATGCGTGGCTAGATGCTTACGAGAGGTCATTCGGTAGTGCGGGTAAAGAGGGGGAGTTATGATTGACGAAACTTTTACCCCACAGTGCAAGCTATGTGGTGATGTGTTCGGTGAAGCTAGGTTTAAGATCGGCTACGCAGTTTGCCTTTCATGTGGTGATGAAATTGCAGAATTAAAAACCAAGCAGTATACGGTTGCACCTATGCACAAGTCTAATTATGTCCTGATTACTAACAGGGAAGATTTAAAAGGTCTTAACAATAAAGGGGGGTTAGTAAAATGAAAAGCGTAAAGCAAAGGCTAAAACAAGTAATAGCAAGACTAAAAAAAGCGCAGAAAAATGGTGGCTTACTTGAAACCGAAAAGATGGAGATAGAAGTAGAGTTGTTATCCATAGCAGAACAAAGGCTTGAGGATTTAAAACAGGAAAGGAGTAGTGATGAAAATTGTAAAGTTGTATAGAAAACCTAATACGCCTGAGTTCTACAAGATGGTGCGGTGTGATGCCCATGCGTTTTTAGTTAATTACCCCATAGACAAGCCTGATAGTAAGCGTGAAGCTCGTTGGTTTTACTTTGATGAGGTCTATATCGACTGGATAAGGGAGTTTGCGTAAGTAAAAAAGATAGGGTTAGCGACCCTCTATATGTAAAGTTATGGTATAATTGTTTTTTAGGAGAACGATATGTTAAAGAGTGTGTTTAGTGATTTCGGTGTCAAGGTGTTGTTAGTATTGTTGTGGACAGTAGTCATAGCCCACTTTATGAAGTTGCATGGGGTGTGGTTTTAAGTTAGGTTTCACCAATTAGTGAAGTTCAATTAAGTTCAATCTAGTTAAAGGAGTTTTATATGGAAACGAATCAAGTTGTTTTAAATCAACCCAAGCATATCATTAGCTTGGCAACATCATCTGTAATAGTATCTGCTGATGTGAGTGTCTGGTCTGCTACCAAGCAAGATCGAGAGATTTCTAATGAGGTAACTACCGCTAAAAAGGCAGACCAAAATGCTGGTCGGTTTGTCAAGTCCTTACTAGCTGGTGATGTGTCGCATAAGAATCTGCTCAACTATCGGCAGACGGTATATAACTGGTTTCGCAGGGCTACCTATGATTGGAATGGGTCAAGTCGGCTGTTGCCTGTTGTTGATTTACCGAAGTTTAAAACAGAGTTTCACGAACATGAGAAATGCTTTTTTGCGATACGAGATATATTCTTAGCTAAGTATCCAAGCATTGTCAGTAACATGGCATTTGCACAGGGTCAAATGTTTACGAGAGAAGAATATCCTACCGTAGACCAAATCCGCAATAAGTTCTCAATCAATCTGTTTGTATCGGAAGTTCCGACTAATGACTATCGGTGCAACATAGCCCAAGATTTAGCAGAGGACTTAAAAGCGCATTACGAGGGACAGGCTGGCATTATAGTTAAGAGTGTGGCTGATGAGTCTCTTAGGCGTTTGGCTGAAGTAATGGAAAGTATCTCGCATTGTTGTGGCGTGGATATTAGCGAGTCACCTGATGGTGAAGAGAAAACTAAGAAGCGTAAGATATATGAGTCAACGATTGAAAAGGCGAGAAGTTATTGCAACACCTTTAAGTCGTTCAACTTAGACGGTTCGACGCTGTTAGAAGAAGCTTCAGTATCGCTGGAGAAAGCATTAAATGGTATTAGCGCAGAGGACATTCGGGATAGTGATGCCGTAAGAACCCATGTCAAAGACGAAGTAGATAGTATCCTTAGTAAGTTCGGTAGTTTAGTGTAGTTCAATTTAGTTAATCAATCAGTGTTTGATCATAAGAAAGGTAGTGAATAGCATGAGTAAAGTAAATTTTAGTGCAAAGGTTTCGATCGACGAAACTAAGAACATCATCAAGAAAATTGGTGAGCATTTGACACCTGTCGTAGTAAGTGAACCTGGAGTTGGCAAGAGCACGCTTCTTAAGATGTTACAAGAGGACATGGGCGATTCTTACGACTACATCTATGTGGACTGTCCTGTAAAAGATATGTCAGACATAGCCATGACTATCCCCAATCACGAAACGAAATCCCTTGAATACTATGTGTCAACGCTATTCAAACTAGATAGTCCTAAGCCAAAGGTCATCATGCTAGACGAGATGATGAAAGCCCCCAAGCTATTGCAGATTATCTTTACCAGACTAACGCTAGAGAGAATGGTAGGTGATGTGTCGTTGCCCAAGGGTAGCATAGTGTTTGCGACAAGTAACAATTCATCAGATGGTGTAGGCGATAGTATGCTGGCACACGCTGGCAATCGGGTATGTAAGGTAGACATGGCAAAGCCTGAAGCTAAGTCGTGGCTGATATGGGCTGATAAGAATGATGTATCTAAGGTCATCATGGCATGGGTCGCTATGTATCCCCGTTGTTTGCATAGCTATCTAGATGGTGGTGCGGAAGATAATCCATACATATTCAACCCTAAGAAAGCGGGACAGTTGTCGTTCGTATCCCCTCGTTCGTTGGCAAAGGCATCTCATATTGTTGATGTTCGTGATGAGTTAGGTGAGAACGCTACTATGTGTGCGTTGGCTGGCACGTTAGGCGAATCTGCGGCGAGAGATATGTCGGCTTTCCTTGCCATAGAAAAACAACTACCGAGCATGGAAGATGTGTTGAAGAACCCTAAGACGGTGAAAGTTCCTGACGAGGTATCGGCTACGCTTATGCTGATGTTTCAGGCATTAGATTATCTAAAGACACAAGACGATATGAGTAAGTTCATGGAGTTCGTCAATCGGGTAGCTAGTTCAGAGATTCAGGCTATCTTCTTTAGTTTGATATTAAGTAGTAGTAAGACTGTTCGTATTGCTCGCAACAACAATGAAGTTAAGGATTGGGCAAAGGACAATCATCAGTTGATGTAAGTAGGTGTGCTGGCTAAAAACTGGCATCACCTTATAGTGAAACGCAATTTAACAAAGGAGTTAAAAATGGATCAGGAAACAAGACTCAAGCGTAGTCATATTATGCTTATGAAGAATGTTGAAACAACATGGTATTCGGGTATCTTAATGATGGGCGTATCTGAAGTATCGGATAATAAATTCACTGCTTATACAGATGGTGTAAACAAGCGGTATTCTCGCCCATTCATGTCTGATATAAAAGATGATGCGAAGTTGCGTGGTCTTATCATGCACGAAAATCTTCATGTGGCACTAAAGCATATCCCAAGATGTAAGGACTTATTCAAGGAAAACCCCAAACTAGCTAATGTGTCAGCAGATTTTGTTGTAAATGACATCATTGAAAACTTTAAGGACAAGGCTAATTGTGTATTACCTGACGGTGCGCTTTATCACCCCATGTTTCGTAATTGGTCGGTGCGTGAAGTCTACGCATACTTAAAGAAAGAGCAGGAAAAGCAAAAGCAAAAACCCGAAGATGGTGGGGGTAGTGGTGGCAAGGGTGATAAGGGTGATGATGAAAATAACGATTCACCTAATGATGAAAAGGTAACTGACTTGGAGAAGTTATTGAAGAACCTTGATAACGCCAAGACTTTAGATGAACATGATTGGGAGTCGGGTAAGGAACTTACACCTGAAGAAGTTAAAGCGGTGGAAGAGGGGATTGATAAAGCACTACGCCAAGGCGGTATTCTAGCTGGTCGCATGGGTGCGAAGATTCCTCGTTCTATCTCAGACTTGTTAGAACCCAAGGTTGATTGGCGTGAAGTGTTGCGTGAGTTTGTTACGTCGGCTACTAAGGGCAAAGATGAGTTTACATGGCGTAAGTTTAATAAGCGTATGTTAGCCAATGATTACTACTTACCGTCGTTAGAGAATGAATCTATTGGTGAGGTGGTGGTAGCTATTGATACATCAGGGTCTATATCAAATGAACAGATAGCGGAATTTGCATCAGAGTTAGCTTCCATCTGTGATACTTGTGACCCCGATAAGGTGCGTGTTTTATGGTGGGATACTGCGGTGCATGGTGAGCAATTATTCTCAGGGAACTATACAGAGATTGCTAAGATGCTAAAGCCTATGGGTGGTGGCGGAACTATGGTTTCATGTGTCAGTGAATACATAAATAAAGAATCAATAAAGGCTGAATGTGTGCTGGTCTTTACCGACGGATATTTAGAGCCTGACATCAAGTGGGACATTGTTACACCAAGCCTGTGGTTAGTAACGCAGAACAAGGCATTTGAACCCCCAAGCGGTAAGAAAATATTACTTAATAAGGAGTAGGAAAATGAACATAAGATACAGTAATCTAGAACAAATAGTTAAGACAGTTAAGCCCTATCGTGGAACACAACAATATCCTACGCATGGTAATTATTATAGGAACGGTTCGCATAGGGGCAAGATGTTTACCGTTGATGAAATTGATGGAGAAAAAGTCTTTCGCATTAACTATGGTAATAGCTGGAATAAAGTTGTGGTGCTTGAGAGTATGATCGAAGAACTTAAAAAAACTGGCATCAAAGATATTCAGAGTCAGGAAAAACATGAATGGGTTAATGGTGGGTATAAAGAAACGGGTGAGTGGGAACATTATTACTACAATGTTGTGCCATGTGAGATTGGTATAGTCCGACCTGATGATACTTTAGAGATTACTGCTGAAGAAAATCTAGGACAAGGCGGTAGGTATTACTTGGAACATTATGTAATAGGCTATGGGCGTGTGTATACCGATTGTCGGCGTGGTGGTGTATTGTTATCTACATACAAAGGATCACGATATGACTTTCCGTTGTTTAAAGGTATGCGTATCAATTTAGAAACTGCTATGCCATGCAACAATGGCGTATTAAAAGTATTTAAGAATAGTATTGATAGGAAGAAAGCTAAAGAGTTGATGGCTGACTACAAAGATATGTTTGATGTGTCCAAAGTTATGCTTTCACAGATGAGTGAAACGGTATTTACTGCAACAGTTGTGGATATATTTACAGAGTGTGGGGTATGTGTAGAGGGACAAACAGATAGTAATAGGTTGGAACATAAAGATGCAATAGCATTAGCTGATAAGTTGCGGATTGAGGGTAATTACTTTGATAGTGCAATTATGTATGCTTATGCTTATGATGTTGCTCATATGTCGTGGCGCATGAGATATTACTCAAGTGGTAGTTATGTTTTTAATCCTAAACACTTTATGAATATTGATCGTGTGATAAGTAAGAAAATCTATCTAGATAAAAAGCCATTCAAGGTTAAAGAACTTGTATACGGAGAACCTATGCCTAGTAGTGAATGGGGATATAGCGTTTCACTCAATGGTGAAGAAGTAAAGCGGTATAGTTGTTAGTTGTTGGCAGCAGCGTAGCTAGTGTGTAGCATCAGTTAATTAACTTTTAATTTAAATGTGAAGGAATCAAAATGAATTATATATACGAGGGCTTAGACCCGACAGGCGAGATAGAAGCTAAGTTGTTAGCGGACAGAGTATTTCCACTTGTGCGTGAGTTAAGATTTAAATATAACTTGCAAGCGGTAGCGGAAAGTAAATCACAACAGAGGCAACAAGCGTTCACTCTATGTAATCAATCGGGTATTAATGTTGCAAGGGTTTATTACGATCAAGATGAGGAACAGTTTTGTTACTACTCTATCTTTTACCAAAAGGACAGAGGTTCTGATAGCGCGGATCGTAGAACATTGCGTAGTAAAAAATTATCTTTGTTGATGGCTAACATTAAAAAGAATGAGGTTATACCTACTGATGAATTTATTTTACTACACCATAATCTTGTAGTTGGGCATTACCGATATGCAGTTGAATCTGTTATAGAGGGTGTTGGTTCTTCATCAAAAAGTTCAGTCTTATCAGCAGTAGAAACACAGAAATTGTTAGAGATTGTTTTAGATGGTAAAGATAGCGATTCACTTGCTCGTGACATGAAAAATAAATTTAAACAAATACTTGACAATTACCATGAAAAGGATAATATTAAGGTAAAGCAAGACGAAGCGGTTGATAAGTTTTTTAAACCTTGCTATATGGTGTCAGTTGATAAACGAGGACAGTTTGTAGTTGGTGTAGTTACAAATGAAGAAAGTAATGGAGATGGTAATAAACGCAAGCATTATAGTATTGTTAAACCGTTTAAGCGTGTTGCTAATCTTGAAGACTATCCCGAGTTGTTATCTTGTATGCCTATGCTTAAAGTTTATTCAGAGGAGAAGTATAAGAATGAAGAAGTTGAATATTGGGGTGAATTTATACCAAAATTTAGTGGTAAGTATATTCCTGATTTAGATATGATAATTTCTAGCGACTATGTAGATGGTTCGGTTGACTTCACACCTGTTTGGGTATTAACACCATGCTTGTCCCAGTATTAGGGTTGTCACCGATAGTAGCGCAACACTCAGGCGAGTATTATCGTGTGCCTATGTGGAAAAATGATGGTAAGTATTTTGTTTATGTAGCAGAGAACAAGGTAAGAATATTTGATGACAACAGTCTACCCGATTGTATTAAGACTAGGCTATCTATGATTCTTGCATTGGATAAGAAGTTTCCATATAAACAAAGGGCTACATCATTAGATTTATTTATTAACCATGTCGGTGAGGAGTATAACGAAATAGGTTGGCAGTTAGATGACGAGTATTTTTTGTTGGTGTTAAAAGTATCGGAACTGGCATCTCTTATAGGTGAACAGTTAAATAGTGATTCACTCAATGATGAAGTTTTAAATTAAATAAGGAAATAAAATGTTAGATGAAAAGTATAAACAAATTTTAAAAGATGCGGCAAGATCGCCTAGATTACCATCAGGCGAAGACAATCCTGAGTTTGGTAAATACAATGAGGAACTAGAGATAGCTACTGAAATAGTTATGATTGAAAGTCCTTATGATTTTTTAACTAAGTGGGATTTGGCTAGTCGGGTTTTTTATAACGAGCCAATGAGTAACATACCTTACGCTAGTTTTGTAAGACCATATACGAGGCTTGCAAAAAATGTTAAAGTTTAAAGAGAAAGCTAAGTTAGTATTAAGTGAAATGAGTAAAGCATATCGTAATGATATGGAGTATGGTTTGTTTCAGTTAAACGAAAAGGCTAAAGAAGATTTTGCAAAAATGTATCCTGAAATATCGAGGGCATGGTTTTTTGCTATGGATTTTTTAGACGAAGTGGATAACGACAAATATGACTCCTGAAGCAAAAGTTAAAGCTAAAGTTAAAATAGTTTTAAAAAATATTAGGGCATACGCTTTTTCCCCAGTAACAGGGGGGTATGGTAGTTCAGGTGTCCCTGATATTGTTGCGTGTGTAGATGGTTGTTTTATTGGTATCGAGTGTAAAGCTGGTAAGGGAAAGCCTACTCTTCTTCAATTAGATAATCTAAAGAGGATAGAAGCATCAGGTGGGCTTAGTGTTGTAATTAATGAAAGTAATATTAATCAGTTAGAGGAGTTAATTAAATCATGGGTAAATACAGTAAAGACAAAAACATAGATTCACTTGTGCGTGAATTGATAAGTGAAGGGTGGAGTTCTACTAGGAAAAAAGGTCATTGGCAAATAAAACCGCCAACAGGTAATAAGATTCAAACAATCCCAGTAACACCTAGTGATGGCAGAGCCTTTTTAAATTTTCGTGGTGATATCAGGAGAATTAAGAATGAGATCTAAACAAGAGTATGCAAAGTGGTGCGCCTTAGAAGGTATGTGGGAAGAATCTCGCTTTGGAAAGGTGCAAGAAAAGGCGTATGTTGCGGGCTTTAACAAGGCGGTTGAGTTAGCCCAAGAAATTCTTAAACGACAAAAAGAAGGAGTAGATGATGAGTATGTTTCGTAAAATCAGAGCAGTTGACACAGTTGAGAAAGTAGTGGAAAAGAAGTTACCTTTAGCGATAGATGCTAACTCTAAGTTTGTTTATAGGGGCGGTGCAGATGTATTAAAAGTATGGCGTAACTATGGGTTTATTCCCCCAAGTGAGTATCGTGATGATTACTTATTCAAAAAGAATCGTGAGATGAAAGATGAATGAGTCTGATTTAAGAGATTGTTTTGCCATGTTTGCTATGCTAAGTAGGAAGTTTATTGAAAGCAAAGAATTAGATGCGGCTATGTGTTACCAAGTAGCGGACTTAATGTTAGAAGCCCGTAAAAAAGAAGCCGAAGATGGCATAGTGTCTATTAAGAAGAGGGGGGTAAAAAAGTGAAGAAACTATGGGGAGAAGAGGTGCTAGATTTGATAAATAGGGGTTCACCAGCGCATGACATGGTAAATAGCCCCTCGCACTACACCGCAGGGGGAATAGAGACAATCGACTTTATTGAAGCGAAAGAACTTGACTATTGCCTAGGAAATTGTGTAAAGTATATATCTAGGGCTGGTAAAAAAGAAAAGAGTAAAAAAGTGGAAGATTTGAAAAAAGCCGCATGGTATCTGCAAAGAGCAATCAGTAATTTAGAGTAAACCTTTGGGGGGCTAGGCTACGGTCTATGCTCCCCTTTTTGTAACTATACTTTTTGGAATTTTAGTGAGCATCATTACCTTAGACTTCGAGACCTATTATGACAAGAGTCTTGGTTTTAAAACTCAGACGACAGAGGAGTATATTCGTGATCCACGCTTTGAGGTAATTGGCGTGGGAGTTAAGGTTGATGACGGTGTGGCGGAATGGTTTAGTGGTAGTCGTGAGGAGTTGTATTCTTACCTGAAGAAGTTTGATTGGAAGAACTCAGCCTTGCTATGCCACAATGCGCTATTTGATGGGGCGGTGCTTAATTGGTTCTTTAAAATCTCCCCCAAACTCTATTTAGATACCCTGTGCATGGCTCGGGCTATTCATGGCATGGAGGTGGGGGGATCACTGGCATCACTTGCGGCAGCACATTCAATCGGGCGTAAAGGCACAGATGTAGAAGATGCTCTTGGTAAATGTCGTTCATCATTTAGTGAAGAAGAACTCAAGCAATATGGTGAATACTGCAAGAACGACGTAGAACTAACCTATAAGCTATATCAAATACTATCTAAAAACTTTCCCCTAAATGAGATTAAGCTAATAGATATGACCTTGCGTATGTTCACGCACCCTGTGTTAGAAGTTGATGATGTATTGTTAGTGGATAAGCTTGTTGAGATTAAACAAGAGAAACAGGAATTATTATCTTCACTCATGGGTAGGCTAAACGTTACGGCTGCCGAGGAAGTAAGAAAGAAGTTAGCAAGTAATAAACAGTTTGCAGAGTTATTAACTGAAAATGGTGTAGAACCACCAATGAAAGAAAGCAAGACTACTGGCAAACAGACCTACGCACTAGCTAAAAATGACGAGGGGTTCATAGCCCTTACAGAACACGAAAACCTATGGATACAGGAACTATGCGCTGTCCGTCTGGGAACTAAGTCTACGTTGGAAGAGAGTAGGATTGAACGGTTTATAGACATAGGCAAGCGGAACAAAGGTAGGTTGCCCATACCCCTCAAGTATTATGGGGCGCACACAGGGCGGTGGTCAGGCTTAGATAAGGTTAACTTTCAGAATCTTCCGTCAAGAGATAAAAAGAAGAAGACCCTAAAAAATGCGATACATCCACCAGAGGGTTATGTAATTATCAACTGTGATTCTTCTCAGATAGAGGCGAGGGTGTTGGCGTGGTGGGCGGGGCAAGAGGACATCCTTAAAGCATTTGAGAGTGGGCGTGATGTGTATTCAGAGTTTGCGACCAAGGTATATGAACGCCCGATAACTAAAGACAACCCGATTGAACGGTTCGTAGGCAAGACTTGCATCTTGGGGCTAGGCTATGGCACTGGGGCAATTAAATTACAGCACACACTAAAGACAACACCTCCTGGGGTTCAACTCGACGAAGATGAGTGTAAGCGAATAGTTAAACTATACAGGGAAGAAAACAATAAGATTACGGAACTATGGAACGACTGTGATGATGCGCTAGACGAGTTACTAAAGTGGACTAGGAAAGGTGATATGTATTATTTAGGTCAGCACTCCTGCGTGTGCGTAACTGCCCAAGGTATTGTCCTGCCTAATGATCTTATGATTCGCTATCCTGACTTAGCTTTAGATAATAACAAATACACATACAAGTCCCGTAAGGGTGAAGTATCTCTTTGGGGAGGGGCTGTTGTTGAAAATGTGGTACAAGCTCTTGCAAGGATTATCGTGGGTGAACAGATGCTTAAGCTACAGGAAAGGTATCGCCCCGTGCTTACCGTACATGATGCGGCAGTTTGTATTGCTCCCGAAGATGAGGCAGATGAAGCGGTTGAGTTTATTATAGAAGCCATGTCTGTTCCGCCTGATTGGGCTAAGGGATTACCCGTTGCTTGTGAAGCAAAGGTAGCTATATCATATGGAGAGTGTTAGTAAATGGAAAAGAAGTTTTGCCAATCGTGCCAAATGATGAAGCCGATAGAAGAAGTAAAGTTAGTTAAAACGGTGCATAATAAACGGCGATGGAAATGTTTAAGTTGTATTGGTAAAACCTCTACAAAAGTATATTCTAGTGAGAAAAAATGAAAAAGATATGCGTAGTTAATTTCTGGGATGGGGCGTTTGATGGGGACTTTTTTGAGTTCTTTTTTTGTACCGCTTTTGATGGCATAGAATATGTGCTTAGTCCCCACGAAGCTGACATAGTTATTAGTTCAGTCTTTGGGCACACACAAACAGATCCTAAGAAAACAATTATGTATATTGGTGAAAATATACGCCCTAACTATTTAGGATATAACCACTCCCTTTCATTTGACTATGACAACTATGATGGTCGCAATTTTCGTTTGCCTTTATGGTGGAGTCGCCTTGCATGGGATGGGTTTATTCAAAAGCCAAGAAAACATAACGCACAAAATCATGGGTACGAGCAATTAATAGACATTAAAAGTTTAATGCAACCACGCAAACTAGATATGAGTATTAAAGATAAGTTTTGCGCCATGATTGCTGGCAATCCCGAAGGACTGAGGGTTAATTTGTTTAATTCTATATCGCAGTATAAGCAAATAGATGGGTATGGATTAATGTTTGGTAACTCATTACGAAAATCTAAGTTTACCGTACTCCCTGAGTATAAGTTTTGCCTATGCCCTGAGAATTCTGTATATGACGGTTATGTAACGGAAAAGTTAATTGATGCCTATGCTGGTCTGACTGTGCCTTTATATAGTGGCGATGTATCAGTAAATGAAGACTTCAACAGCAAAGCGTTTATTAATTATCAAGATTTTAAAAGAACAGAAATATTTGTACACGATATAACTTGGTTTGATAGAGAGCTTGGTTTGTATAAAGATATGTATGAGCAACCATTATTACTTAAAAAGCCAAGCCTTGATGATGCGATTCAATTTGTAAGGAGCATTACATGAAAATAAAAACAAAATTACTCAAAGAAAAAAAAGATGGTTCAGCTATTTGCCAACTTGATTTGGATAGGGAAGCTAAGGATTGGCTAATAGGCGAGGGGTTTGTATCCGTCTTAAGTAAAGCATTAGATATGTCAGAGTCGTTTACAAAGAAGCAACCTAAACGAATAAGAGAGTTAGTAAAAGATTTAGATATAGACGGGCGTTGCTAATGAAATCTAAGTACGGCATACAGCACCCACACTCGCCAGTAATGGAGCTAACCACTATGGTTGGTTGCCCGCTTATGTGTAGCTTTTGCCCACAGGAGAACTTACGGGATAACTATGGCGATAAGACCAAGTACCTAACACCAGTTGATTTAACCCATGTTCTAACAAAGTTACCCCGCAACACCCGCATAGATTTTTCAGGTATGTCCGAACCTTGGGCTAACCCAGATTGCACTCAAATGCTGGAAGAAGTCCTATACATGGGTTTTAACATAGCGATCTATACGACCCTGTATGGCATGACAAACGAAGATGCGCATAGGGTTAAAAAAGTATTAGAAGATCACCCTAAACAGGTAGAAGTAATTATGTTTCACTTGCCCGACTCCAATGGCAACATGAAGGGCTGGAAGTATTCAGAAGAATGGGTAGAGTCACTAAAGATAATGACTCAGCTTGATCTACCCTGCGGTTTTGGTGCTATGACTATGGATGGTTCAGGTAAGGTTCATGCTGATCTACAAGATATGATTGGTGACTTAGCTGGCTGGAAAGGACATACTAGGGCAGACAGTTTGAATGTAGAGCAAGTAGGTGACCAAGCATTAAGCATCACTCCACGTCATCAGTTTGCTTTAACTTGTGCCTCTACACCATTCTATGACCGCAATGTATTACTACCCAATGGGGATGTAGTTCTTTGTTGTATGGACTACAACCTGAAACACGTTATAGGGAACTTACTAAAGCAAACCTACGATGAAATATTTCAAAGCAAGCCCTTACTCGATTTGATTGCTATGAACGAGAAGCCTGAGTTTAACAAGTGCAGTATATGTAAGTCGTGCGATAACGTTAGGAAGATATGATTGACCAATTAAAAGAATTAATTAAAGCATTACGCCCAGTAAAAACTAAGTTTGAGCTTATACGAGTAGGTGGAGCTAATGATGGTGGCTATCTTATTCCTGATGATTTAGAGGGCGTAATAGCTTGTTATTCACCTGGAGTTGCTGATACAGCTAGCTTTGAAATAGACCTTTGTAAGCGTGGCATTGGTTCACACCTTGCGGATGGTTCAGTAGATGGCGCCCCTAAAGGATTTACCCCGCTATCGTTTACCAAAAAGTATTTAGATGGATACGACGATGAAACAAACATAACTTTAGATACTTGGACTAATGTTGATCAAAAAACTGGAGATATGTATTGGTGGAAGGGCGATTGTATTTTGCAAATGGATATTGAAGGTGGCGAATATGCAACCTTAATAGGTACTCCAATTGAAATATTACGGCGCTTTAGGATTATTTGCGTAGAGGTACATGATACCGATGCGTGGTTTAACCCTATCGCTTGGAATATTGTATCCACATTTTTTGCCAAGTTAACTCAGGAATTTCATGTGGTACACAACCACCCTAATAATAATTGTGGGAATGTAACGGCTGGTGGGGTACTTTTGCCACGAGTATTTGAATTAACTTTGTTGCGCAAGGATCGGAGTGAGGCGCTTGGTTTTGTAGAAGACTTACCCCATCCATTAGATTCCCGTAACGTATTAGATATGCCTGAATTAAAACTACCAAAGGAGTGGTATGGAGCTTAGGGATGAATTTGCTAAATCAATTATGGCTGGCATTATTGCGGCTGACTGGAAATTTGACTTAACTAATAAAACATGGGACGAGATTGCGGTTCGTCGTGCCTATGAGATAGCAGATGCCATGATTAAAGAACGGGAGATTAATAATGTATAAGAACATTGGACTTGGAATACTTTTTATTGCTTTGATTCTAGCGTTTAGTATGCGTAGCAACAACTGCCAAAAAGTAACGGTAGAACCATATAAACAGAACCAAATGGTAGATGGTTGTGTAATGCAGAAGTCAGGCGATAATTGGATAAAAACATGTGGATAAATATTAAACCAAAAGAAATTATTTACGATCTTATTGATGGACACGAAGAAATAGCAAAGTTAAAAATGCGCCAATTAATTAATCAAAAATATGGGTTTGTAATAATGTCAAATAAGACTGGAATACCTCCTAAAAGTTTAATTCGTATGCTGTCAGACAAAGGAAACCCAACTAGCCGCAATTTATTTAAAATACTGCGCAATTTATGACAACATTTACAACAGAAGACAGAATGGAAGCAGAACGCAAACCTCGCATTATGGTAATCACCCCGACCACTGGGAAAGATACGATTAATCGTGCTATGGAAAGTGTGACTAACCAGACTATTCCAACAGAGCATTTGATTGTGGAAGACGGCAAGCTAACCAATATGCATATCTTTGAAACAGGGATGAGGAAAGTAATGTGTTTGCCCGAAAACGTAGGGGGTAACGGCTGGTACGGACACCGAGTCTATGCGGCTATGCCACTAATGGTAAACGCTGATTACATTTTGTTTTTAGATGAAGATAATTGGTTCGAGCCAAATCATGTAGAGACCATGATTAACAAGATTAAAAGTAAAAACTTAATGTGGGCTTATAGTTTGAGGAGAATATGTAATGAAGCTGGAGAATATATATGCGATGATGACTGCGAATCACTCGGTCGCTGTCCGACGTTTTACGATAGCACTCTTAATTTTGTTGATACTAATTGTTATTGCTTTCGGCGTGAATTCTTGGTTACTGTGGCGCACTATTTCTACGGTGGCTGGGGTGCAGACCGCCCCTTCTATAAAGCTACCAGCACAGCTTTGCCTGCCTTCGGATGCACAGGAGAGGCTACGGTTAATTACCGAGCGCCCGAAAGACTACTTGAGATGTTTAGAGAAGGCAACAAACTAATGAAAGACGCATACAAAGTATTACCTTGGAGAATGAAATGATTTGGGAAATAGCTTGCAAGATTGACGAGTTAAATAACAGAATATCTAACGACGCCGATGTTCTTGAGCTTATTGCTGATGATATGGTTAGCCAACCACATAGCGGGGCATTATGGCTAGTGCGGGATGTGCTGAATGAAACAAACAAGGCCATTGAGTTATTGGTCAGTGATTTAATGCATGAAGATAAACCTAAAGGAAAAAAGAAATGAGCTTCAAGAAGAACAAAGTAGCGCAGATGATTCAAGTACAAAAGCCACCACAACAAACTAAGTTGTTTGTAGCTACCCCTATGTATGGCGGGATGTGTACAGGTATGTATTCTTCAGCAATTATGCAGATGGTAGGCGTATGCGGGCAAAATGGCATTCAAATGTATTACTCTTTTATGATGAATGAGTCTTTAATTACCCGTGCTAGAAACTCTATGGCTTATGACTTTATGGAAACAGATGCCACTCATTTAATGTTTATTGATGCGGACATAGCTTTTAACCCTGCCGATATTCCTCGCATGGTTGCGGCGGACAAGGACATTATCTGTGGGCTGTACCCCAAGAAAGAGATTAACTGGATGCAAGTAACTGAGGCTGTTAAAGCTGGTGTACCAGCAGATCAACTACATCTTCATACTGGAGCATTTGTACTTAACTTAGCGCACGGAGAAACCCAGACAACAGGTAATGTTAATGAACCTATTGAGATTGCCAACGGCGGAACTGGTTTCATGCTAATTAAACGCAAAGTTTTTGAAACGCTAAACGATAAAGTACCTAGCTATACCAACGATATGTATCACGCAGTTGACGTAGTACGTAAAGTTAAGATTATTAAAGAATTCTTTGCTACAAGCATTGATGAAGAATCTAACCGCCTTTTATCTGAGGACTATCACTTCTGTAAGATTTCAAGAATGGCCGGCTTTAAGGTTTTCTGTGCGCCTTGGGCTAACTTTAGTCATACAGGTTCTTACAACTTTAGTGGCACACTACCTAGAACTGCATAAGTTATAATAGCTAACCCCCAACTTTAATCAAGGAGCTATAAATGGAGCAAATATTAGTTAGTGAGCAGTTTAAGAAAGAAATGCAAAAGTTTTACGAGTGGTTTAATACATTACTAACTAAATAACTTTACAAAGAACCTTATGAGCTTACCTTTTACATGGTCGTATTCTTCTCTAAAAGATTATACTAATTGCCCTCGGCAATACAATGAAGTTAAGATTCTTAAAAATTTTACCAAAACATTTAGCTCAGAAATGCGCTATGGAACGGAAGTTCATAAGGCTTGTGAAGACTATGTAGGGGCTGGTATAGAACTAGCCAAGAATTACCAAAGATTTAAACCAATATTAGACAACTTAGTAGCTATCCCCGGTACAAAGTATCCTGAGCATAAGATGGCATTAACTTTAGCGAAGGAACCATGTAAGTTTGGGGCCCCAGATAGATGGGTTAGAGGGATAGTAGATTTACTCATAGTTGACGGAGAAGACGCTTTTATTATTGACTATAAAACAGGCAGTTCTAAGTACCCTGATCCTAAACAGTTAAAACTAATGGCATTAATGACTTTTGCCCATTTTCCAGAGGTCAACAAGATTAAGGCTGGACTGTTGTTTGTAATGAACGATGCCTTTGTTGTAGAGGCTTATGAACGAGAAGGAATAGATAAATTGTGGGATTCTTTCATTCCAGACCTTGAAAGATTGAAGGTTTCGTACGAAAATGATACATGGATGGAAAACCCTACTCCCCTTTGTGGTTGGTGTCCAGTTCATATTTGCCAATTTCATAAAAAGAGATAACCATGCCATACGTTAATAAACCAAGACCTTACAAGAAAGAATATCAGCAACAACAGGCACGGGGCGAACTTGCCCGCCGCATGGAAAGACAACGCTTAAGACGTTCTTTTGATAAGACTCACGTTGATGGCGATAAAGATGGTACGGCTGATGCTCGTGAAGGAAAAGATTTAGCGCATAAAAAAGCGCTTGATAAAGGCGGTTCTAATAAAGATGGTTACTCTGTTCAGAGTCAAGCAAAAAATCGTTCTTTCAAACGTGATTCACAAGGTAATTTAGTTGGTGAAGTAAGTAAAAAAGAAAGAAAGAAAAAGTAAAAAATAACTTGACATTAGATTTTACCCATGTTTTAATAGCATCAGTTAGTAATATTTAGTTAACAATTTAGGAACAAATGCAGATTGTAGATGATACTGTAGTTAAATTTACTCTTCCGACACAGTTGGTTGGGTATGTAACAGACTACCTTGAAAAAAGTGAAGTAATTAATACCAAGGGCGACCTCTCAGAGATGGCTGTCTATTGGGGTCTAAAAGAAATGGCGCACCTTGCTTCAGTGCTACAGTTTAAAGAAGGGCAAGTACCTTCCCCGATTGCTCGTGACTATGATTGGCCTGGGTTATATAAACCTTTTGATCATCAGCGTGTTACTTCATCGTTCTTAACTCTACACCGCCGCGCTTTTTGTTTTAATGAAGCGGGTACAGGTAAAACATCTTCTGTTATTTGGTCTGCTGACTATCTTATGAAGCAAGGATTAATTAAACGAGTTCTTGTTATTTGCCCCCTGTCTATTATGTATTCAGCTTGGCAATCAGATTTATTTAAAACTTCAATGCATCGCACGGTTGGGGTAGCATATGGCGATGCCGATAGGCGTAGGAAAATTATTAATGGGGGCTATGAGTTTGTAATTATTAACTACGATGGCGTTGGTATTGTTTTACCTGAAATTGAAGCCGCTGGGTTTGACCTTATAGTTATTGATGAGGCTAATGCTTACAAGACTGTTAATACTCGGCGTTGGAAAACTTTGGCTAAATTATTAAAACCTTCTACTCGCTTATGGATGTTGACAGGAACACCAGCGGCGCAGTCACCGTTAGATGCGTTTGGTCTGGCCCGTTTAGTCTGCCCTGATAATGTACCTAAGTTTACTACCGCATGGAAAGACAAAGTAATGACTCAGATTACTAAGTTTAAATGGGTTTCAAAACCAAACTCTAAGCAAGAAGTATTTAAAGCTTTACAACCAGCAATACGCTTTTCAAAAGAAGAGTGTTTAGACTTACCCGAAATCATGCATCAGACTAGGGACATAGCGCTGACTAATCAGGCTCAGAAATATTACAAACAACTAAAATCACAGTTTATGATTGAGGCGGCGGGCGAACAGGTAAGCGCAGTTAATGCGGCGGCTAATCTTAATAAGCTATTACAAATCTCAGGTGGGGCTGTATATACCGACAGTCACGAAGTAATTGAGTTTGACGTATCACCACGGCTTAATGCGCTGATGGAAGTAATAGATGAAACAGAACACAAGGTAATTATATTTGTGCCATATCGGCACACTATCCAGCTAGTATCAAAATACTTAAATAAGGAGAATGTCACTAATGAAATAATTAACGGAGATGTATCAGCACGGGAACGTAGTAACATATTTGCTAGGTTCCAAACTACAGATAACCCTAGGGTTTTAGTAATTCAACCACAAGCCGCCTCACACGGCGTAACTTTAACTGCGGCTAACGTTGTTGTTTTTTGGTCGCCTGTTATGAGTGTAGAAACTTACTTACAATGCATTGCTCGTATAAATCGTGTGGGTCAAGAAAATAAAATGACAGTGGTAAATTTGCAAGGGTCTGATGTAGAAAGAAAAATGTACGCCATGCTACAGGGTAAAGTAGACATGCACGAAAAACTAGTCGATTTATATAAACAAGAGTTAGGAATTTAAATGAGTACAAATGTTGAAGAATTAGTAAAAATATACTTGACAATAAGAAGTCAACGTGAAATGATACTTAAAACGTATGAAGCTAAAGACACGGAACTTAAACAAGAATTGGCTGTCCTTGAACAAGCAATGCTTGAAGCCTGCTCTAGTGTTAATGCAGACAGTATTAAGACACAACATGGAACAGTTATTAAAAAGTTGAACGAACGGTTTTTCTGTTCTGATTGGGACAACTTCAAAGAATTCGTGCTAGAGCACGGGGCTGTAGATTTGTTTGAACGCCGTATTCATCAAGGCAATTTCAAGCAGTTTATAGCAGAACACGATGGGGAAGGTTTACCTCCAGGTGTTAACGTAATGCGGGAATTTGGCATAACAGTACGTAAAGCCGCCGCAAATTTATCAACCAGTAATAATCAGTAAGAGGCAAATAATAATGAATGAATTAGTAAATATTTTACAAGGTAACCCTGGTCTTATTCAAACAGGTCTCGATGAGGATACATTAGCCGTTGCTGGGGGTATGCGCCAAACTACAAAGCGTATCTCTATTAAAGGTGGAGTATTCCGTAAGATGGCAAATGGCAAGGAAATTGGTGCTATTGAAGAGCGGTTTATGAATGTAATCATTGTTAAGATGGCGCATGATGCATCACGTTCTTTCTATGCTAAGGGTTATAAAGAGGGAGAAAAGATTAGCCCAGTATGTTGGTCTAATAACTCTAAGACTCCAGATGCAGAAGTACCAAACCCTCCAGCCGCTTCGTGCGATACTTGTCCTCATAGTGTTCGGGGTTCGGGCGCAAACGGTACGGGTACTGGGTGTCGGTTGTCATGGAGGCTTGCTGTAGTATTGCCTAATGATCCTTCAGGTGATGTAATGCAGTTAACTCTACCAGCTACATCGGCTTTTGGTAAAGAAGATAATGGTCGTTGGCCTTTCCGTTCTTATATCCAGATGTTAGCTAGCCACAATGTTAGCGCAGGACGGCTTGTTACTAAAATGGCGTTTGATACTAATGCGCCAACACCTAAGCTATTGTTTTCACCAGCCGGTGCTGTACCTACTGAAGATTTTGAAATTATTCAGAGGCAAGGTAAGAGTCCTGCCGCAGAAGCCGCAGTTAAATTGACCGTATATCAGGTCGATGAAGGCGATGCGCCAGCTCCAGCCGCAGTTGAAGAACCCGTTTTACGTAAGTCTGACAAAGCTCCTGTTGAAAAAGCAGATGATGTTGCTGGACTCGTTAAAAAATGGGGCGTTAAAAAAGAAGCAGCTTAAGGAACTATCATGCCACGAAACTATAGTGAAAAACTTTTATTAGATGTATATAAAGAAGGACAAACTGAACTTGGAAAAATCTTAGCTTTGGCTTGTGTAAAAAACAATTTACCAGCTATATATGTTGCTAAGGTATTTGGGGTATCTAGGATGTCTATTCACAGTTGGTTTCGTGGTAGTGATATTCGTGGAAAAAACCGTAAGAAGATTGAAGAATTTCTTGACCAAATAGAACAAGATGTTAAGGCTCAAATATTACCAGCACTTACACTCTCAGAGGCTAAGAAATATATTGAATCTATCATAAACAAGGAATAGAAATGAAAAAAATAATAACCTTAGTGTTAGTTAGTATGTTGTCATTTAATGTTGTTGCCGCATTGCGCTGTGTACCTACGCCTATTGGTGGGGGTATGTGTTGTTGGGATACGGAGGTAGATGGGCCGTTTAAGCCACCTATCTGCTGATAAAGTTACGGGGGAAAGCGTGGTCGGCTCGGCGACCTTAAATAGCCTGTATAGAGTTAAATACTCCTTCACATTACGTGAGTACCCCACCCAATAACCTAAGCGGATCACTCCGCTTTTTTAGACTCTGCGCATATGATAAAAGAATTTTATGAGAAAGCATTGCCATCGCAGGGCGTTTATTGTGCAACAGGAATTGACCCAGTTAGTAAAAAGGCGGTTAATAAGTTTGCAGAAACGCTTGATGAATTGTTTGAACACCTTGAGAAGCATAAGAAAAAAGGGTTCAATACTTTTGTTGCGATGGGAACATTTGAGGGATTTAGTAGGAAGGCTGATGATTGCCTCTATTTAAAATCTTTCTTTATTGATTTAGACGTAGGCCCTGAGAAAGACTATGACACTAAGGATGAAGCGCAAGCCGCCTTATCTAAACTAATAGAAGTAGCTGGATTACCTGAACCAGTTTGTATTGATTCTGGTGGGGGTATACACGCCTACTGGATAATGGATGAGGACATCCCTAAAGATGAATGGTTGATTTACGCAGAGAAGTTTAAAGCCCTTTGCATGAGCCACATAACCATTGATCCTGTTGTTACCGCAGACGCGGCTAGGGTATTACGTTGCCCAGACACATACAACTATAAGTTTACTCCTCCTTTATTAGCGACTATATTAACTGATGAGCTACATGTTTATAGTTTTCAGGAATTTAAAGAATTCATAGGTATAGAAGTAGAAAAACCCACCACTAATCTAATGGACTTATTACCCAAAGGATTAGATGAAGATACTAAGAAGATGCTTAAACTAGATAACTTTGAAGTTAAGTTTGCAAAGATAGCTGACAAAAGTATGGAAGGTGGTGGATGTGACCAAATAAAATACGCTATTGAACATGCGGATAAGTTAACCGAACCTGTATGGCGTACTACCCTATCAGTAATTAAATTCTGCTCTGACGGAGACGTTTGGGCCCACGAACTGTTTAAAGATGATAAACGATATTCTAAAAAAGATACAGACGAAAAACTCCGCACCATCCCCGGAACCCTCTCTTGCAAGGAAATTGACAGGATCAATCCAAATGTGTGCCCTAACTGCCCCCATTTTGGAAAGCACAAAAACCCCCTCTTCCTTGGAAAAGAATTTAAACCCGCCCCCTCCGATACAGAAACCGAAGAAGTACAAGAAACAGAGGAGGTCACAGTTCGGGACAAAACGAATACCCAAAAAATTCCAGACCTCCCCGAATACTTAGCTCCATTTGTACGGGGAATATACGGCGGACTTTATTACCAGCCTTCCCCAGTTTTTAATAAGACTACTAAGAAGTTTGAAGACCAAGATGCCATACTTGTATTGAGCAACGATTTGTATCCATTTAAAAGGTTAGTTAGTCCGCATGACGGTGAGTGTTTAATGATGCGTTTACATTTGCCTCATGATGCGAGCAGGGAATTTTTAGTACCAATGAAGCATGTCTATGCTTTGGATAAATTTAGGGAAATTATGTCAAGTAACGGCGTGTTTCCGCCAGCTAAAGGAGATGTGATCTTGCAACAGTACGTGATTAAGTGGGGCCAGTATTTACAAAATACCGATAGGGCAGAAGAAATGCGTATGCAGATGGGTTGGACAGATAGTAATTCTTTTGTTATTGGTACTAAAGAGTATTCTAAGGAAGGAATATTTGAAGCGCCATCTTCTCCTTTTGTGCGGGGTTTATCTAAGTTTTTAACTGTAAAAGGTACTTACGAACGCTGGAAAGAGTCCGTTGATATGTTGAACCAGCCGGGCTATGAAATGCACGCCTATGGACTTCTTTGTGGCTTTGGTGCCCCTTTAATTAAATTTACTAATGTAAGTGGTTTTACAATTAGTTTTACTGGTGAATCGGGTAGTGGTAAGACAGGGGCTATGTATGCTGGGTTAAGCGTTATGGGTAATCCTAAAGAGCAGGCTGTTTTTGAAGCCACGGACAATGCGTTAACCAACCGTATGGTAATGTTAAAAAACTTGATGTATGGCATTGACGAATCGTCTAACCACAAGCCTGATAAGATAGCGGATTTAATTCATAAGATTTCACAAGGTTCCGCCAAGATACGTTTACAAGGTTCTGTAGATGCTGAACGAACACACCTTATAGGGGCCCAGACTATACTGTTTACAACAACTAATAATCCATTAGTTGAAAAGCTTGGTACATTTAAAGAGTTTGCAGACGGTGAAAATGCTCGATTAATTGAATATTTAGTTGGTACGCTTCCCGGTTTAGATAAAGACGCTGAGTTTATATTTGATGCATTACGCTATAACTACGGTCATGCAGGCCCCCGTTTTATTGAAGAAGTTATTAGGCTTGGTGATACTGAAATACGGTCTACGATTGATAGGTGGAAAACTAAGTTTGATTTAGATTTTGGACGTAAGACTGAGTATCGTTATTACAAAGCCTCCATTACTGCTCCGTTTGCAGCGGCAGAGATTGCTATTAAAGCCGGTATTATTGATTTAGATTTAGAGCGTGTTTACTCAGTAGTTATGGATAAGATGTTAGGCATAGTTAATAATGTTGTACAAGTTAACAAGCAAGATTATGAAAGCGTAGCCGCAGATTTTATTAATAAGCATATTCGGAATTTTTTAGTTGTTATGGCAGATAATAAAATTCGTTCTGAACCCACATCACATACAGGGTTAATGGGTAGGGTTGATATTGAAACTGGGGAAATATTTGTTTCAAAGACAGAGCTTAAAAAGTATTTAGCTGAACGCCGTATTGCCGTTGCGCAATTTGAAGTGGCACTTAAAAAGCAGGGTATCTTATTACCCGGACCGCCCAGTGGTCGTATGCGGCTTGGTACAGGTTGGAAGGGTGGTATTGATATGAACGTCCGTATTTATACATTTAATATTAAGTTGCCAGATTTATGGACTAAGGAAGAAGTTGAACCAGCAGGAGCCTGAGTGGTTGTTTCCTTTTGAGGGGATGGGTGTAGGGGATAGCTTTTTTATCCCCACCCTAAAACCCGCTTCGCTTCTTTATATAATTGACACTGCTTCAAAACGTGCTGGTTTTAGAGTGAAGATTTACGTTACTACTAAAGAAGGGTATCTGGGCGTACGCACATGGCGTGTTGCTTAAGGTGTATAGCCTAGTGTTTCAAAGTTTATTAATAGATTACGCTTAACTACATTAGACATTTGAGTAATATTATCTAATAGTTCTTTACGTTCTTTAGGTGTGTAAGTCCTGTCACCGCGAATCCGATTAGCTTCTGAGCGTAATTTTTTTATGTCTTGGTTAATTGCTTTATTATAAAACTCTACTGCCGCCGCAGCATTTGGGTTTTCACTTATGTAATTAGCATATTTTTCTGGGTCAGTTTCTAAAGTTTTAATACGCTTATCTACTTCTTTAATTTGTTTTTCTACCAAAGAAAATGCGCGGGCATCAAAGTTAGATTTAGCGCCAAAGAAACTATCAAACAAAATAGTATCGGTTTTAGGATTAAACGCTTTATCTCCAGTAGCTACTAGACCCAAGTTATATGCGCCGCCTGTTATTTTAGCTAGGCCATCTGCTCCGTTATTGGCAAAGAAGTACATAGTATTAGGGCTTATATCAATGCCACCATCTGTGCTATCAAACAACATACGAGCCGCAGACTTGTACATCTCAGGTATACTATCGCCGCCAGTATAAGCGTCACCTAAACGAGTTTGACGGTTGTTATAAATTTCTCGCCCTAAACCATCTAAGTTCATAGTGTATTCAAGGAACGGCCTAAATGCTGACGGAGTAGCTGTATCTAAAAGCCAAGCCGGCGTGTTATCAAAAATATTAATACGTGATATAGGTAGTGGTAAGAAAGAGTCTAAGCCAGCCTGAATAATGTTAGTCCCAGCCGTTTTAAACGAAGAGTTACCCGCACCTAAAGCCGCAAGCTGCGCACCAGCCGAAGCAAACGCACCTAATCCATAACCCCAGCGCATTTGAAATATAACATCATCTCTACCACCTACTAATACCTTGGGAATATGGAACCGCATATACTTCTGCCATCTGTCCATATCATCTGTGGCTACACGGTTACGGTTATCATCATCATCATCTGCCATCATAACAGCCATAGTATAAGAAGCAACCCCTAATCCTAATAAGCCAAGAATCATTATTGCGCCATGTTTAGCCTGTTGCGCTAACGCCCTACCCTCTGGGGTATCATCAAACTTTTCTCCGCCTATAGCCCTGAATAAGGGGGTTAAAGCCTCAATAGCTCTTACCGCACCCGTAGCAGCAGGTCTAGCAAACATATAGAACGCACCAAATATCTTGCCATATTCCCCAACTTGTTCAAAGTTAGCTAGGTTTTTAGCATAGTAAGTAGCGCGGTTTTTAGCGTCTTCTGTAGCTTCAGTAGGGTTCATACCCTTGTCTGTATTTTGTTTTTGATATATTTCTTTAGCTGTTTTGTACGAGGCGGCACGACTTGCAAACTCAAACATATTACCCCACGTATCAATAACAGCATCTACACTTTCTTTTGTTGTAGTTTTACCGCCCCGTTTAATGGTGTCCATTGTCTGAGAAGTTTGCGAACGAGTATCAAAGGCTTGCATAAAAGATACTTTACCACCTCGGTCTAGATACTCTACCAAATCCGCATAGAAAGGATCATAATCCGCTGACTTAGGGTCAATATATTTTTGTAATTCTTTTGTGCCGCTTTTGTTATATAAAACAGCGACCCTACCAGCCTTGACTAACCCGCCTGTACCAACAATAGCGGAAATATTCTTAAGCAACTGCGCCGATGTAGCAGGCCCAAACTCTGCCCCCATTGTAAAAATGTTCATCATTAAGTCGCCAGTAAAGTTAACTGGAGCAAAAGAAGGGTTATAACGGGTATGGAATTGACCAATAGTTCCTGTTACAGAATTTAACATATTAACAAATGGGTGGTCTTCTTTATAAGAATTACGTATGGCTTCCCGTTGTTCTTTATTTGTTAATTCAATTACAGTAATGCTACCATCTGGTTCATAGTGGAAAATTTTATTTTGGCCCCGTTCTTTTTTGATGTTTTCTGCACGGTTATTATCAAACGGAATAGTTGTAGTTTTACCAGAAATTATTTGTATCCCATTAACTTTTTGATTGACACTATTCTTAATAGACAAAGTAACATCTTTATAACCCGCACGCCTTGCGGCATTAACCGTATCAATCATTACTTGAATAACAATATTATCTGAATCAGACTCTCGTCCGCTCATACCATCTACACTTTCTTGTAAACCAACAAGCATTTTTTTACTTGGATCATATCTAGAGTCTTCTATTTCTGTATCGGGTTTACCCTTAAATGGTACATAGTTTGTGAAGCCATAAAAAGTTGCCCAGTTATCTACAGGCGCAGTCCAGAAGTTACCAATTTTATTAAGCTCTACATTATTTTTATTTAAAGTTTGTATATTTTTAGCTATAGCTGTAAAGGTGTCTAAATAAGGTTTTACGTTATCTTGGTTTAAAAGCGCTTGTTTAAAAGATTCAATTTTTTCAGGAGAAAGCCCACCAACAACATTATATTTAGCGTCGTTAATATCAGTAATACCCGTACCTAAATTAGCCTTATTACTAACAATAGCATCTAATTCTTTACGCAACTCTTTAACTACAGACTGCCTTTTAGCCGCGTCTGGTTCTTTATAAGCATTTAAAAAATCAAGTATTTGGCGCCGACGATCTGCCGGACTTATTTGTTTTCCAAGATATTTTAAAGTTAAGTCGTGTGAAAGCGGCACGGTTGTAAGCCATTTAACTGCTCGGCGTTCTGGTTCATGCATTACTTCAAGGTAAGTACTTAGGTTAACAAGCGCTTGATGTTCAGTAATACCAGCGGCTTTTGCATATTTACCAATTAATTCAATAGTTTCATCGCGCGTTTGTTTGTTATGCCACCGGTCTAAGTTATCCGATATTGCAGCGGCAGTGTCAAATTGAGCCCCTACGTTATTTATCTCATCCCCAATAGTTTTTAATAACCCTTGTCTTTCTAAAGAAATATAAATACGCCGTAAAACTTCCCGCTTGTTTTGGAACATTCTTGTTAACCAATTACCACCTTCTTTAGTTGTAAGAATTTCTTTTATCTTATGTGCTGAAGGCACTTCTAAGTTTTTGTCTAAGTTTTTAACTTGATTGTCAATATGTTGTTCAAAGTCTATGTCTTTATGTACTTTAGGCGGTATTGTTGATTTTTTAAGTCCTTCAACATCTGACTTTAAATAAGATACTTCCGTACCACGTAACTCCGCCGTTGGGGCTACAGCAATAATTTGAGCAATATCTTCTAATACTTCTTTATATGTAGTAGCTTCTTCTGCTCCGCTAAACCCAAAAGCCCTAGCAATGTTTCTAGCTACTTCTGTAAAAAAGTTAATAGCTTTGGTATAAGTACTAGATGGAGGCAACATTCCCATATCCATTTGAAAGTCTGGGTTACCATATGCTTCAGCAATAAATTCTTTAATAGTGCTTAAGTCGTACTTGTTACCTAATTTAGATTTAACATAGTTGTAATTACTTTGTAAGCGCACCAAGGCAGCTTGTACATCTTTACGTTTTACTGGGTCTTTTATTAAATTTAAATATGCTTTAGTATTGGTAAATATATGGTCAGTCAAATAGTGCATAATTTCATGTAACACTGCGCTATCTAAACGGCGCTTACCTATATACTTACCATCTTTACCGGCCATAGTTATTGTATTAGTGGCAGGGTCAAACTTACCATCACGGCCTTCTTCTACTTCACCAAAAACAATATCTACGTCTATATCTAAATTTTTAATTAGTTCTTTTAATTTTTTGGCTACTGATCTAGTAGCAGATGTATTAGCTTTTTCATCGGATATTGTTTTAAGGACATCATCAATATCACCTAACTCATTGATGTCTCTTTCAAGATTTTTTACAACACGTTCTTTTTCATAGGCTGTTTTACCTATAAAAGCTTTTTGACCAGGTAAAGCGGTTTCTTTTTGGTTTATAACTTCTTCTAAATCTTTTTCGGCGCTAGCGGCTATTTCTTCTCTTTTAATTTCCCTAAGAGCTTTTTTATATTCATTTTTGCGAGCTGCCCGTCTAGCCAGTGTTGCGCTATCTGCCGTCTTTACTCTTTGTTTAGACCTAGCTTCTTTAGCTACTTCTTCTTTTTTAGCTACTTTTTTAGTTATTTCTTCTACCTTAGCTTTTTCTTCTGGAGCTAAACTCTCAATAAAGGCTTCCCGTTTTTCAGCTACTTCCGCTTGTTTTTCAGTAAATACACTATCTTTTTTATCTTCTTCATCATATACCCGTTCATGCGCAGCAAACTCAATGGCAGTTTCTTTAGTGCCCGGAGCTACAGCAGCGTACTCGCTGGGTGTATTAATATAATCTTTGGGAGTTACTTCAGTAGGCGCTTCTTCCGCGCTTAGTTCAGCAGCTAGTTCATCTTGTAATGCCGCTTGGTCTTCGGCGCTTAGTGTAGCTGGCTGTGTTCCCGTTCCACTGACAACTGCGTTAACATCACTCTTAGTGTCAGCCAATCCAGCTCCGAAAGGCACTCCAGCTCCTTCGGCGGGTAAAAGTCCAGCTCGCTCGCTAGGAACTTCAATGCTCTCTCCACTTGGTGTTGCGTTAATGTCTGCATCTGTGGCTCCTTGTTTAGCTATTAGCGCATCTGTTAATTCTTTAGAAGTTAATCCAGGACTCCATGGAATTAAATTTTCTTCAGCTATTTGTTTTATTTTAGCATCATCAAGCCCTTGTGGCAAAAACCCTGCCGTTACTTGCTCAACTATTTTAGCCGCTTCTGGTGTAAGCCCTGTAAACTTTGGTATTGGTTTTGGCGGTGTAGCTATATCAAACGTATCAGCGCCGGCGGTAGCTAAAACAGCTGCTTCATCTGCTTTTATTTGTTCTGCGGTTGGCTTAGTAATTGTTTCCGCTTGTACTTTGCTAGCTGCGAGTTCTTCAGGTGTGACTTGTGTAGAACGAATTACATTACCTGCCTCATCAAGCATAGAAACAGGGGTAGTAGGCGGTACAATAGTTGGCTCAACTACGGCTTCTGGCGCAGCTTCTGGAGGTTCTTTAGCAGATGGGGGTGGGGGAGTAGCCCGATTAAATGCCACATTAGTAGCACCCGTAAGAACGCCACCACCAAGACCACCTTTAAGTCCAGAGTCTAAAAACCGTACAAAATTAGCTTCAGTAAAGAAATTTTTATTTTGATCTACAAACTTTTCAGCCGCCGCAGTAGACATTTCTTGGGCAGCTTCAGTACCGCCCTCAGTTATTAGGCCTTCTGCAAAGCCTTTACCTAAACGCTTAACCCAACCACCTATTAGTTCATCGGGCGACAGCCCTCTTTTACGAGCAATGCGCATTAAGTTTAACGGGGTAATAGCATCTAATATTGTATTAAATCCACCAGCTACTAAGGTAGCCCCTAGGGCTTCTTTGCCCGTAGATTGCGCAATACTTTGGTATACGTCAGGAATGTTTTGTACTGCAGACCCAGCTAATGCACCAGCAGCTTCATATTTAAGGGCTGTCTTACGTGCGGCATCTACGCCGGCTTTCATAGCTAAACTTTGTAATTCCGCCCCAGTAACACCTTCCGCCGCCGCCGCAATTACTGCTTTTTCTGCCGCTTGTTTAGCTGCTATAACTGCTCCGCGCCCAATAACTCCCGCCGCCCCGCCAGTAAATATAGAAGGTATTACAGAAGGAATAGTTTCACCAACCGCTTCAACAATATAGGTTAATAAGTCACCAGCACCTTTAATGTTAGTATAACTAGGGACCGCGCTTGGATAGTTTCGTTCTATGTCTTGTTGAGCTTGGGCAGCTTCTGCCATTTGCCGGTCAGCGTATTCTTTAGCCCCTTTAATACCTAGCTTTTCACCCACACGCCCAAACATTGCTGGAAGCACATCGCCACCTAAAGAAGTTATACCCAATGTGCCACGCTTAACAGCGGGAATAAAAGCTCCGATACCAGTTGCTGGGGTTGCTTGATATGGTTGTGTTGGAGCTTCTGGTTCCAGTTCTGGTTCAGATTTTTTATTAAATAAATTTTGGGCGTAGGAAATTGCTTCTTTTTCTGTAGCGCCTTCTGGCGCATCAACGCGGTAAACAGCTCCGTCAGGTGCTGTAACGTCAAAAATTGGCATAGGTTATGTACCTGGTGGTTTTACTACTGACGCACTCCATCCCGCTCCGCCTATATTATCAAACGTAGGAATAGTATACTGACTTTTAGCTTCTGCTATTGCCCGGTTTCTTAACGTTTTATAACCTTCTAATTTTTTTAATCCCGCTTCGTCAAGTTTTCCTTCAAATTTCTTTCTTTCTAACTCATCTATTATCATTTCATTAATGCCATGACTTTTTAATTTAGCTTCTACCGCTTTTGCTCTTTGCGTTTCAACTCCTTCTATTACTTTTTGTTTATTTATTTGAGCAGTTTCTCCAGCTATTTTTTCACGACTTAATCTATTTTCTTTAGCAGTGTTCATAGCTTGCCGGGCTGTAAGTAGATCCATTTGGTTTCTAGCAAGTCCCCGCTCATTTAAACCTTGTTGTTTTCTAGCATTGGCTAAATACGAAATACCTGCTGAACCCCCTTGACCAATATTAGCCATAGCATAAGGCGACGTACCACCCATCATACCTAGCCCAGCTTGTATAAGCGCCAAGTAATTATCCATTGTTCTATCGCTTTTATTGGTAGCTTCTCTCATTTGATTAGCTTTTACTATGTCGTTATAAATAGCTTCTTCAGCAGAAATTTGTGGTTCTGTTAAAGGTTTATTTAGCGGGAGTGCGGCGGGTTTTGGTATTACGGGTTGTCCATCAATATAAGGCCCAGAAGCTTCGTCAGACGTATAAGCGGGATTAATATTAAGCTGGTTAATTGGTTCTGATGGGGCGGGTTTAGCGGCTTCATTTTTTCTTGCTTGTAAAATCATAGAAGCAGCAATTCCTGTATCACTACCAATATCACCTTGTAGCTGTTCTAATTGTTCATCAGTTGCATTAGATAAAGCATTAGTAGCTCCATAGCTTAAAGCACCGCCAATAGCCGGAACTGCTGTACTAACACCTGTAGCTTCTGCAAGAGGCGCACCAATAGCTTTTGTAGCCCTACTAAGAGTTGGTTTAACCCATTTTTCCCAAGGAGTCATTTCAGACAACCATTTTTCTTTTTCCATTACAGAACCTGCAGGGTCAACAATATAAGTACCACTATAAAATCCAGGTACTTTACCTCCTCCAGCAAACGCAACTGCCCCACCATTATTAAACCTAGCTGTGGCTTTATGTGCGCCTTCTTGACGTGTTATTGCCGAGGCAAGGATAGATCTGGCTTCTGGGGTATCTGGAATTCTATCGTTTGGTCCGATGTTAAGCGCTCTAGCCACATTGCTTGCATACGCACCAACGTCGTTCTTATCTGCTGCTGGGGCATATACTGAAATAAACTTTAAGGGGGTATCTAGCCCGCGCCGTAATTTAATACCAATGTCTTGGTTTAATGCAGCAATTCCTGCTTCTGGATTTTCAAACATAGCAAACCCACCACCGCTAATTCCGACTTGTCCGGGATAAGTAAAGCCACTAGGACGCAAGTTACCTACATTGTATTTTCTAGCTTGGTCTCTATCTACATTAGCCGTAATTCCTCTTTCTCCACCAGAAGGTAAGGGTTCTTTATAAGTTATACCTTTATTTACTTCGCCTTGCTGTTCTGGGTTAACCCCGTAGCCATACCCACCTTGTTGTTCCGCGGCTTGTTGCATTAAAGCTTCTGTAAAAGCGGTATCACTAGCTTGGCTAGCTATCATTTTAGCCCGTTGATTTTTAGAAGCTATATCAGCATAGTATTCTTCGTTGTCTTCGTCATCCTCGGAATTATAGTCTTCATCACCAACTAAACTACCATCAGTATTACCAGCGAAAGCTACAATACCACCACCAGCCATAGCTCTAGTTGGAAGGTTGCTTTGTGCGCCCGTTATGCCGGCTAGCTGTGTAGGCTGTGGCATTGGTTGTTGTGGCATTGGTTGTTGTGGCACGGGTTGAGGTACCTGTTGAGGCATTGGTTGGGACGGCATTTGGGGCTGGGGGTTTTGCAACTGAGCCGCTTGCGCATAAACCTGATCTTCTA